CTTACATGCCAACGAAGATTAGAATAATTTATATTTAATGTTTCTATTATTTTATATAATTTTAAATTATATTTTTTTACATATTTCTCAGAGTGAGGACTTCCGTTATTATCAAATAATATATCATTTTCCATCAATATCGTTTTTTATTAGAATTCTTATTCTTTTAGATATTGAATATCCATTTTTTATACAATGAAGTTTAAAGTTTTCATTCGTTTCTTGATCAATTCTAATGTTGATCATTTTGATTTTAATTGCATTTTTCATATAGTATATTATTTGCTTTACATAAATACTCAAAAATAAATAAAAAGTTAATAAAACGCAAGTATTTATATAAAATATTTTAAAATGGCACTTCCAAAAAAACCAAAAGTTATTATCGATACTAATCCGCCAAAAGTTGGAAATGAATATCTTAAATACGGTATAGATCGAATTGAAGAATTAATGCAATTAACTGATACTAAAACAAAATATTTGCCTAGAACAATTTTACTTGAAGATTTAGACCAAGCATTATTTGACTATGTTAATTTAGAAGGAATGAAACTAGTAATTGATAACAAATCAGTTCCAACGTTTTTCCTTTCGAATGATAGATGGGGTGAATTCAGTAAAACGTGGAAATTTGTTGATAACGATAAAAATGTTCCCACGCCTTTTCTTACAGTAAGGCGCATTAATAAACAAGCAGGAACAAGACTAGGAACAAAATATAGAGTTCCACAGCCACGAAAATTTAGATATTTAGCCGTTCCTATTTTAGATGCAGGAGAAGTCATTTATTTGCATTTTAAAATGCCAGAGCCAACGAATGTTGATTTAATATATGAAATAGCGTTATTCACAAAGTATTTTGTTGATGTTAATCAATATGATGAACAAATATTGAAAAATTTTGCATCAAGACAGGAATATATTAGAGTTAAAGGTAATCCAGTTCCGTTGTTATTTGAAGGATTTGCAGAATCGAATACAATGGAAAATATTGATGGAGATAGGTTTTTTGTGTCTAAATATGCATTGAAAATATTGGGTTTTATACAAGACGAAAAAGAATTTGAAATTGTTAAAACCACCAGAAAGCCAAAAATTGGTTATAGTATAATATAGCTACACGCTTGGAATAATATATTTATTTGTTTTGTAATCATAAGTATTACCTGTTGGGTATTGTTGAACAACATCACTATATTTCACAAAAGTACTATCAATTCTATTATTATATTGAGTACTGCCAGTTAATTCAATTATGTTAATATAATGGGTGGGATAAATGGGCATATCTAAAATTTCCCAACTTTTATTAATTAAATCAAGTTTTGTTTTAAAATATTGTACTTCTGTTGTTGCACTTACTGGCGGAATATTTGCATTTATTTGATTATAAAATTCTGTAATTTTTCCTAGTTTTGCATTATAAAAGGAAAATTTTGTATAGCCAGTACATGTTGTTCCTGTTTGTTGTTCCGTATATGATATAGGAATATACCAAGGATATAATTGATTTTTATTATTGATTAAATACGTTGGACGAAAGCCTAAATTAGTTAAATAGGTTGTAAATATTTTTTGTTGTGTGTTGGTGTCATAAGAATCATAATAGTCCAAAATGAAAAAGCTATTGATAAAATTAGAACTTTGACCACTAATTTCAATATCAGTAAAATAAGCATTATTAAAATTAATCATATTTCTAAAATAAAAAGAAAAAACTGGTGAGTTAAAATTAGGTTTAAATTTTCTGACTTCAACATCATTAATCGAATTGATTAAATTTGCTGCGGTATCCTCTGCTAATTTATCTATTTCTTGTTGATATCCAATGAAATCATCATTAGTACTTAAAGCAATTCTTAAACTAGAATCTTGTCCAATGCTTCTTATTTTTTCTTGAATTAGCGACATGGTTTTCCTATATTATTAATATCCCCTGTTGGTGTTATGTTTGATGTGATTGCATTTTTTTCAAACCAAATATCCTTGAATATGTCATAGGTATTACTATCGTTTAAATCTGGTGTAATATCAAATATAATTGATGAAAATAAGTATCTTTTACCGTTTATAAATGGATTATCAGTACCAAGACCTGTTAATGGATCGAAATATCCCTCTGGTGAAATGCTTTTCCAGACAAAATTACCATTATTATCCAACTGTGTTGCATATGGCGGTATTGACATAACTAAGTCATATGATGAACTACCTGTATTTGCATAATAGATATCACTAGTAAAATATCTTAATCTTATTGGAATAAAAGGATTATATTTCCAAATAAGAGATTTAGGCGTAACTCCATCTAAATAGGGAGTTTCTATATAAAATTCTTGCTGAAATAATTGATTTTGATAAAAATTTGATTTAGAATATTCAATTATATTACCAAATTTATGTGTTGATGTTTGAACATAATCACCAATATTTAAATTAGTTAAATTAAATATTGTTTGAGTTGAGATTCCACTTATTGACCATGTAGTTCCAGACAAATTCTCATTTGGTAATACTGTTTGTTTATATTGGGCATATAAAAATAATTCGGTTAATGGAAAATTGAACTCATCATAATAATTTAAGATATCAAAATCGATATTAAAATTGAATGAATATGCTTGTTCGTTATATACATTATTCGAAAAACCAATTGGAAATATTTCAAAATTATTTGGTGTTGCTATTACTTCGAAATATCTTTCCCAAACAGTTGTACCTGTTGTTGCACTATATCCTGTTATTGCAGTATATCCGCTTGCAGGTCTTACTAAATAAAAATCAAAGGAATTAAAAATATTTTTACTATTTCCGCTTACCTGTGGATTAAAAAAATCTTTTAAATATAAATAATTGTTTTTTAATCCATTAAATAATGACATATATTCAAATCTACCATATATCCTATAAATCTCATTACTATTTCTTTCAATATCAAATATTTCTGTTGAATTAATAACATTTCTTATATTATATTCATTAATTTCAGTTAGTTTATTTGTTAATTCAATTTTATTATATAAATCAGCATTAACTGATTTAATATTTTGATAAGTATGAAGTAATATTTTTTCTTGTTTATCCATTAAATATAAATAGTTTTAAATTTTTATTGAACTAACTAATTAAACCAAGACTTGATAAAAATTCAACACAATCTGCTTTACCAAATCCTTTATAAAAATAAGTATTAGTATCTAGATTTGCCGGATAATTTGTTACATCACCATTTGTAGTACCACCACTTAGTGGACATGCACTTGTTACATATCTTGTTGTATGGGATGGAATATTAATACCATTTCGATAATTATTAATAGTTAATGTACCACCAGTAACTTCAGAATTAATAAATCCTTTTTTATTCATATTCAGCATTATATTTAAATCAGTAATTGGAACATTAATAATATCAGTCCAGTTTAAATCAGAACGAGCAAACCATTTAGTGTTTGTTTGGTTTGCTGCAATTATTTGATCATTATCATAATAGTAAAAATAATTTTTAAAAAAATCATCAGGATGATTATATGGAACTTGAAAAGAAAAATGGTCTGCTGATCTTACATTAGATATGTGTGCATACCCACTTTCAAGAAACCCTAGTTGTGGTAAATATATTCCTAAATTTAACCAATTACCTCCAAATGATTTGATTGATTGATCGGTATATGTATTCGAAGGAAATTCATAAATTTCGTTATTATATGTAATAATTGAAGGATCAATATCGTTAAAAACGTTACCTGATACAATTATTCCGACATTCCAAAAAGGGTCTGAATTATACGGATTATTAATAATATCTCCAGAAAAAAATCCGTCTAAATCAATTCCCTGAAAAGAATCATCTCTTCTATCATTTGATGTGATTCCATGAAATTTTGCTAAACTATAAAATTTACCTGCTTCAAATTGAAAATGTTCTTTTCTCCAATTAGGTGTTTGTAATGTTTCGTTTTTATTAAATGATTGATTCTTTTCACTATATTGGGGAAATTTTAATGTGTATCTAAACGGTTTTAATACTGTATTATTTCCAATACTACCACTAAAATTCATTGGAATATCATCAGGTGTTATTTCTAAAGTTATAAACCCTCTGAATTTAGTATATATTCCGCTTGATGAACTATAATCTACATTCACTTCTTTTCCATTAACTGTTATTATTTTATTTCTATTACAACTAATTATAATTGCAAAATCTCCGTCTCTTTTATAAATAGAATATTCCGATGGGGATAATAATAACATATCACTCCCATCATAATTAACATTAAAATTATTATCAATATCGTAATCTGATATTGATGGTGGATAATAATAAATTTTTTCAGTAATTTTACCGATTCTTTTTGAAAGAATACCTACATTAGTATATCCATCGTCTCTAATTCTAAACAATTCATATATATATCTACCAGCAACATTATTTTCGCCCCACATTGAATTATCGCCATCGGTAAAAACACTGCCAAAGAGAACAAAAGTGTTTTTTAATACGGCTCTGATTCTAAAATCTTGACGAGTGATTCCTATTTCAAAATTAGTTGTATCGCCCCAAAAAGGAACAATATTTACACTAATTTCTTGTGTTTCAATATTTGGTAAGTCATTTAAATCCGAACTAGGTTTAATTTCAGTATTATTATTTGTAAACAAGTTTGGAGAATAACCTAAATTTGTAACCATTGCTGCAGGTGTCATACTATATTTTCCAATATCAGTTATATCAACACTTAAATGAATTGTTTGTGTACCTATTGGTATACCAAAAATCATATAATCTCCTGCATCGTTAGTTGTTGCAGTATACTTATAATATTTTTTATATACGTTTAAAAAAGATACATTTGTTATTAATTCTTCTTTAATCGGAAATGAACCAAATGCTTGTTTAGGATGTATTTGATTAGTAATCGGGTCAATTTTTGAAACACGTGGCAATAAATTATACCTTTTTCCTTCGTTATTTTTATCTCTTGGTGTTTTATATGGATATGTACTTGTTATACCACTATTTGCAGAATCTTCATCAGTTAATGGTATAAAAACACTTATTTTTGCATTTGGGATTCCAACACCACCGTTAGCAATTACATGACCAACTAATACACCATAATCAGCATTAAAATTTTGATAAATATCTTCAGTGCTTATTGTCATTGTCATAAATTCTATGGTATCAACATCTTGTTCAAGTTTTACTTTAACATGTAAGTCATTTCCTTGTATGTTGGGGTCAAAATAAATTTGTTGAGACTTATTCATTTATTAATTCTTTATTATAAATACTAATTTCAAGAAAATCTTATTAATTTAATGAAAATCTTACCTATCTAAAATTATTTTCAATTATTTTTAAAAAAAATTTTAGTAAAATATTAAAAAATTTAAGATAAAAAAATTAAAATTTATTAAAATTTAACCAAAAAAAATTAAAAAATAACAAAATTTATCATTATCGATAAGAATGGCAACATTATAAAAATAAATTTTATTATCCTTTTGCATTATTTTTTAGTATTTATCGTAAAGCAATTAAAAGCAAAAAATAATAATAAAATTAATAAATAAAAAACATGACAGATTTTGTATTTACTTCTCCGGGGATAAAATTCGTAGAAAAAAGTTTAGATTATGTTGTTAGAAACGTAGGCGTTACTACAGCAGGATTAGTTGGTGAAACAATGAAAGGACCAGCCTTTGAAAAAGTTTTTCTTAAAGATAAAACTGAATTCTCAAATCGATTTGGCTCACAAAGTACTAATAAATTTACCAATGGTAATCTTCAATATCAATTACCTTATGTGGCTAATGCATATCTTGAAGAATCCAATCAATTGTGGGTAACAAGAGTATTGGGTTTAAGTGGATATGATGCTGGAAAAGCATGGGCTATTACATTAAATGCAGGCGTTGATCCACTATCAGTATCTGCTACAACATCAAGTCCATTTAGTGCATCATTTAGTGATTATTCATTTATGGGTGTTTCTATAAATGCATTAAATGATACTGGTGTAAGTTTTAGTGGGTTTGAAAAAATTAATAGTACTGATTTTAGTGGTACTTCTTATTCATTTAAATGTACAAATTATGTTGCAAGTGCTGGTACTGGTACTGTTACTGGAACAAGTACTGTTTTTGTTGGAACAGAATATACCGAATATAAAAATATGGTACTTGGAGTAGTAAGAAGTAGAGGTTATGTTGTCGATCATGTTAATGCTCCACCAACATCTGTTTGGGATGCAACAACAGTTACATTACCATCGTCTGGAAATACAACCAATTTAGGCGTTGGTAATTTATTTGGAACATTTAAACTTAAAGCATCTAGTGGTTCAACTAATGAAACATATATTGCTTCATTAAATCCTGATGCAAGTAGTTTCTTACCAAATGTTATTGGTTTTCAAGCAAAGGATAAAACAACTAAAATATGGGTAGAAGCTATATATCCTGATTTAATTAAATTATTGGATAGTTATGGAAATACTTACCCAACTGGCTTAACATCTTATGGAATTTCTGGTGTTGCTCCTTATGGTTATGGTATTTCGGATGATTTAATTGTTTGTAATAGTAATTTTTACAGTAATTATAAAACACAATTTAAAACTCCCGAAACACCTTGGGTTGTATCACAAATCAATGGTAATAAGGTTAGCAGATTATTTAAATTTATTAGCATTTCTGATGGTAATGCGGCAAATGAAGAAATTAAAATAAGCATCGTTAACATTAATCCAATATCACTTAGTTTTGATGTTGTTGTTCGTAATTTTTATGATACTGATGATAATGTTAATATTCTAGAATCATTTTCAAATTGTGGAATAATTGAAGGACAAAATAATTTTATCGGACAACGTATCGGAACTACTGATGGAAATTATGATCTTTTAAGTAATTATATTATGGTTGAAATGGCAGACGAAATAAATTTAACCGATTTTCCTGCTGGTTTTGAAGGATATTTATTTAATAATTATGCAATATCAGCTACAACAGATAGTACTGCTGGTATTAGTCCTAAAATCTTCTATAAAACTAAATATAATGATGATGAAAAAATAAAGAAAGTATATTTAGGTGTTTCTGAAAATGGATATGACTCTAGTAGTGTTGTTGGAAATGGAATTAATCAGAATTTCTTTAATTTTAATGGACAAATCAGTACTGGTAGTCATGTTAAAACGCATGGTTTCCATATGGATAAAGATGCATCTGGTATTACTTCAAATGGTTATTCATTTGATTGCGGTATTGGTGATTTTAAAACAATTGAAGATGTTACTGTTGATGCAAGTGCACCATATTATAATATCGCAACAAGAAAATTCTCGTTAGTTCCTGCTGGTGGTTTTGATGGTTGGAATGTCAATAGATTTGAACGTTCATATAGCGATTATTATCGTTTAAATGGACTTTATGATGGTGTTAATCCTAATGGAAATCCAACAAACGATTTTCAAGCATGGGAAACCGCTATTAATACATTTGCAAATCCTGAAGAAGTATCAATTAATGTGTTTGCAACTCCGGGTATTAACTGGTCTGATCAAACTATCTTAATTCAAGATACAATAGAAATGATTGAAACAAAAAGAACCGATTCATTATATGTTATCGATGCCCCTAATGTAACCGTAATGACAACCGTTGGTGATGGTGGTAGAGCAGACGTTATTGCTGCACAAGATATTACTGATTTACTTGATACTGCTGGAATTGATAGTAGTTATTCTTGTACTTATTTTCCTTGGATTCAAATGAGAGATACTCAGAATAATCTTAATGTCTTTATTCCACCAACTGGTGAAATTCTAAGAGCACTTGCATATACAGATAATACTAAGTTTCCTTGGTTTGCACCTGCTGGTCTTAATCGTGGAGTAACCAATGCAAGAAAATCAAAATATAAATTATCTCAAGAAGCACGTGATATTTTATATGCTGGTAGAATTAATCCAATGGCAGATTTTGCTGATACCGGAACAGCAATCTTTGGACAAAAAACTCTTCAGGTAAAAGAAAGTGCTCTTGATAGAATTAATGTTCGTAGATTATTACTTCAAGTTAAAGTCCTTATTGCTAATATCGCTATCAGACTTGTATTTGAACAGAACGATCAAACAACAATTGATCAATTCTTGGCAAAAGCAAATCCTACCCTTGATGTAATTAAAAGAGAAAGAGGGTTAAATGATTTTAGAATTAAAATGGATAGTAGTAATAATACTACTGAAACTAATGATAGAGAAGAACTTTACGGGGAACTTCAATTAAAACCGACAAGAAGCGTGGAATTTATTGGAATAACTTTCACTATCACACCTTCTGGGGCATCATTTGCTAACGTTTAAACTAAACTCGATATTTAATAAAAAAGCCATTAATTTCATATTAGTGGCTTTTTTATTATACTATTGTATTTATATGCACAATCAATTTAGTTGGTTGCATTTTAAATACACTTAATATGATAACAGCAATTAATTTATCCTGTGAATATTGCGGAAAGAATTTTATTGTAAAAAAAGGACGTGAAAAGAAATTTTGTTCAAAAGAATGTAAATTAAACAGTAGAGCAAAAAACGATGAAATTTATTACATAGAAAAGCAATGCGAATGCTGTGGTAAAATTTTTAAATCAAAAATAAAACAAAAGAGAAAGTATTGTTCAAACGAATGTTCAAGCAAAACGCATAAAGATAACTCAAGAGAAGATAGAATATGTTTAATTTGTGGAAAAACATTTAATGAAAGAATTAAACATGATCGAAAATTTTGTTCCGAAAAATGTAGATTAATATGGCAAACAACACCAGAAAACATAGAAACAAGAAAAAATGCTTCAAAAAATATAATGTTAAAGAAATATGGCGTTGAAAATTCTTTTCAAATTCCAGATATTCAAAAGAAAGCACAAAAAAATGCAAAAGAAACATATAAAATAAGAGGTAAGGAAATTTCTAAAATAATAACAAAAAAAGTAGAAGAAAAAAGACAACAAAAACTAATAAAAAGATTTTCGGAAATAGGTTATTCGATAATAGAATTTAATGATGAAGATATTACTGTTAAACATCCTGATGGTCATATTTTTAAAAATAATAGAAAATTAATCGTAAATAGATTGAATCATAATGTTGAATTATCAACAAATATACAACCAATAGGATCACCAAGAACTACTTATGAGAGAAAAATATGTAAGTTATTAAAAGATAATAACATTAAATATATACCAAATGATAGAAAAACAATTAAATTGGAACTTGATATTTTGATACCATCAAATAATTTAGCAATTGAAATTGATGGTTTACGTTGGCATTCGGAATATTACATAAACGATGATTATCATTTAATAAAAACAAAAAAATGTGAAGAGAAAAATATTCAATTATTGCATTTTTTTGAAGATGAGTTAATTGAAAAATATGATATTATTGAATCAATTATAAAAACTCATTTAAATTTATATGATAATGTTATTAATTTAGATGACTGTGTAATATCTGAAATTAATAACGAAACATCCTCAAACTTTTTAAAAGAAAATCATATTCAAGGTAATATTAATTCATCAATTAAAATAGGATTATTTTATCATAACACGCTAGTTTCAATAATGACTTTTAGTAAATTAAGAAATGTCCTTGGAAATAAAAAAGTTGACGAATATGAATTATTAAGATTTTGTAATAAAATAAATCATAATATAGTCAACTCATCAATTAAATTATATAATTATTTTAAATTAAAATACAATCCATCCAAAGTTATAGGATTTGCAGATAGAAGATATGACAACGGGATAATATTTAATAAATTAAAATTTATCCTCGATTCTGAAACCAGACCTAATTATTGGTATGTTTTAGGTAAACAACGAAAACATAAATTCTTATATAAAAAAGATGTTTTGATTAAAGAAGGTTTTGATAATTCTAAAACGGAACATAAAATAATGCTAGAAAGAAAAATTCCAAGGATATTTGACTGTGGTAAATTGAAATATATTGATTTGTAGTATTTATATCAAAATAATCCTATTTAAAATAAATGAAATGAAATGAAATTAAAGAAAAATACAAAAAAGATATTGAATTATTAGAAAATAATTCTTTGACTGATAATAAAGAAATTATTGATGATAAAATAATTGAAATAACTGTTAGAAAAAAATTAAGCCATAGTGAACAAAATTTATTTCGTAGAACGGGTTATGCTAAAAAATAAAACTTAGTTCAAATTTTATATAGCCGCAATCATAAATTTTTAAACCAAAATTTTCAATTATATTTTCATTTAATAATTTATTTCTAAAATTATATCTACGTTCTCTGGATATATGATTTTTTTGTACTTCCCAGCAATTAGGTTTAATATTTTCAATAAATTTAAATCCTAATTCTTTATATAAATCTCCTTGCGAATATCTTCTGTCTACAAACGTTATTACGTTTTTTGGATTATATTTTTTTATAAAGTATTCGAATAATTTTCTTTCGCTATCAATTATTTTACAGTTTAATTTATTACAAAATCTTATTTCATATTCACCAGATAATTTATTATTTATTAACAATATTGTAATTAAATCATTATTATAAAATAAACCTAAACTAACGTTTGAATCTATTCTTTCTTGAATATCATTGACATTTAAAAAATCAACACAGGTTTTATTTGTTATTTCATTAAGAAAACAATTATTAATATTAAAAATATTATCATATATACCTAATTTTATTTTAATCATTGATTTAATGATCTCTTTCTTATTAATCCATTCGTCTTCAAATATGTGAATAAGTTCAATGCCTAGTTTTTCACATTCTTCTGTTTTATTTAGATGATAATTATTTGTTACAAATAAATTTGAATGCCAATATAATCCGTCAAATTCAACGCCCAATTTATTTGGTTCAATATAAATGTCAATTTCTTTTCTGTTTAATATTTTTCTGCTTCCTATAACATATTTAATATTTAACGAATTTAAAAAAAATTGTATTTCTAATTCATATGTGGAACGTATTGATTTTAATGGCAATAATTTGGTTGATATTTCAAATCCGTCATTAAGTCTATTTGAAAATAGCTTTCTATTTCCTTCAAAAATATGACCATCAGGATGTATTATTTTTAGTGTGGTTTTATTTGTTTCAATTATATTATATCCATGTTTTTTAAATTTTTCAACAATTTTTTTATTCATTGTTTCCCATCTTTTTGCTTTAAATTTATCATATTTTAAAACCGAGTCTACTCCATATTTTTCAATATTTGTTATTTTAGTTCTTTCAACTCTTAATTTACTACGATTTTTACATTCTTTTGAACAATTTTTTAAATAACCTTCTGTGAAAACTCCTCTCCATTTAATTGATTTACCACAATTATCACACTTAGGAATTTCAGTAATATCATAAAGATAATTATAAAGTTTTTGTGTAAACGGAAAATCAATATCAAAAAATTTATTATTGTATTCATTTATTTTACCAGCCAAACCAATTATATGTTTTTTCACATATTTTTCTCTGGTTTTATATCCTGACTGATTATCTTTAATAAAATATTCTATTAATTCTTTTTTATTTTCTTCCATATACTTTAAAATGTAAAGATATTAATTAATTTTTATTATTTGCAGTATTTATATAAAAATAATTATAAAACAATAAAAATTAATAATAAATACTATGGCAAATGAAATGGTAAGGGGAATTCCCTTTGAATATGAACCTAAGAGGGTAAATAGATTTTTCGCAGAATTTGCGGATGATTTGGGTATAGAAGTTTGGAAGGTACAAAAATTTAAAAGACCTTCGATGAAAATAAATTCGGTTGAAATTCCGTTTATGAACGAAAAAAACTATGTTTCGGGTAGATATTTTTGGGATACAATGAGTATAACATTCCTTGATCCAATCGGTCCATCTTCGTCACAGCAACTTATGGAGTGGGTTCGTTTACATGCAGAATCATTGACAGGTAGAATGGGATATAAGGCTGGTTATGCGAAAAATATTCTTTTAAAAGCATTAGACCCTGCAGGTATCGAAGTCGAAAAATGGTTTTTGGAGCAATGCATGATTACATCAATTGATTTTGGCGAGAATGATTACGGAACTGATGATTTAACAAACATAGTTTTAGAAATACAACCTTACAGATGTATTCTTAACATGTAAAATTAGATTATTTATTTTTACTTAATAATGTCACAAATTTAGTATATTTTTGTGACATTATTTATATAATATATGACTAAAGAAGAAGCAAAAATATATTTCTTTATTGATAATAAATGCGGTTGTAAAACTACTGAAAAATGGTTATCTAAAAATCAAATTGAATTATATTTACAAATAATAAATAATTCAATTAGAAAAGAAATACCATTTAAAGAAAAGATTTGGTTGTTTATAAATGATCTACAAAATGTTCCTATATGTCCAAACTGTGGAAAATATCTAAAATTTGTTGAAACATTAGCGAAAGGGCATAATAAATATTGTTCAATTGATTGTTTAAATAGTTCCGAAGAGCATAAAAGCCAAGTTATATTATTTAATCGAAAGAAATATGGTGTTGATAGTCATAATCAAGTAAATATTATTAAAGAAAAGAAAATCATATATTAATAAGTTTGGTGTCGATAGTCCAATGAAAAATGAAGAAATAAAAAAGAAATTTAAAAACAGTTTGATTAAGACATACGGTGTTGATAGTCCAATGAAATCAACAGAAATAAAAGATAATTGTCAAAAAGCAATAATAAAAAAATATGGTGTTTCTAACATTAACGATATTCCACATGTAATTGAAAACAGAATAAAATCATCTGAAAACGGCACTGCAACAAATATAAAAAGAATGCTTAATAAAATTACAGATGATAATATTATTTTTATTAAACATGATTATAATTCCAATTTATATCATTTTCATTGTAAAACTTGTAACGATGATTTTTCAATTAGTAATAAACTTTTAATTTCGAGAATTGTTAATAAATATAAAATATGTACTAAATGTAATAAATTAAAATCATATTCGTCTATTTTAGATAATATTATATTAATGTTAAAAAAACATAATATCAACTATATTTTAAATAATCGAACAATTTTACATGGAAAAGAAATTGATATTTATTTACCTGACTTTAAATTAGGTATTGAAATTGACGGTTTATTTTGGCATTCAGAAAAATTTAAAAACAAACATTATCATTTAAATAAAACCATATTATCTAAAGAAAATGACGTTAAATTAATTCACATATTTGAAGATGAAATTATAAATAAATATGATTGCATTTTAAATCTAATTAAATCTAAATTAGATATTTTAGAAATAGAGATAAATGCAAGTGATTGTAATATTAAAAAAATAATTGATATTGACCTTATTAATAATTTTTTTAAAACAAATCATTTACTTGGTTGTACTACTTCAACATTAAATTTCGGATTATATTATAACAAGGAATTGATATCAATAATGTCATTAATTAATAAAAATGCCGACAACTATAAAATAATTAGATTTGCGAATAAACTTAATTATAAAATTAATAAGGCGGAAGAAAACATAATTAGTTATTTTATTGATAATTATAATCCTAAATCAATAATTTATTATTCTAATAGAAGATATGACGATGAAGATCAATATATAAAATTAGGTTTTAATTTAATAAAAAAGATAAAACCTAATTATTTTTATTTTGAAACTAATGAAATAAATAGAATGTTTCGTTCACCAAAAAATAAAATTAGATACGAAAAAATTAAAAGTATTTATAAAATCTATGATTGCGGTGCAAATAAATATGAATTAATTTTATAATTCATTTAATCTGTTTTCCATAATTATTTTTGCATAGTACTCTCTATTTCTGGTTGGAATTACTTTATAATTATCATTTCTATGCGAAAACCAGACTAAATAAGATTGTCCTAGTTTAATTGGAATATTTCTTTCAATAATTTGCTTATACATTTCCAATTGTATTGAATATATTTCCATGTCACAATCTTCTAGAGTAAATAAATCATTCAATAAATGTCTTTCCTTGCAATCTAATGTTAAATCTTTGTTTGTTTTATAATCCCATACCTGAAATTCTTTTCTTTTTACATTATAGAATAGCATATCTAACATACCACCAATTTGATATTCTTTATCATAAACAACATATTCTGCACGTATTGGAATTAGTTTACCTTTTACATCATTATAAAAATTATCAACATGTTTTTTTGTTATCTCATATTCTTTTAATACAGGATCAAAACCAAATTCATTTAATATTAATTCTTTTGGATATTCGTATTTTTTATTTTGAAAAAGATTTTCAGCATAATCATGAATGGCAGAACCTTTGATTGTTCCCTTTTTATTAATAAAATTCCATGCCCTTAATACTTCATTTGGTTTTATATTAAATTGTTTCCCTTTTATATTAGACCAATATTCTCCATTGAATTCTGGTTGATATTTGTGAATTAAGGTAGTAACAGAAATTAATTCTTTATTATCAATGTAATATTTATGCGGTTCATCATAAAACGTAACATTATTAAACGCAGTAAAAATTTCTGATGGTATTGTGAACATTTTAAATTTTTAAAAAGCAAAGATATATAAAATTTAATTTATTACAATATTTTTCTGCAACATACCGTCTAAATTAATTTTTTCCAAGTCACTTATGATAGCATCTTTATCTGCAGGTAGATTTGAATAGCCATGAATATGTGCAATTATTGCTGTTCTAAATTTTTCCAATATTTCCTTAACAACATCACCTCTTACCATTGGGTGTCCTTCATCGAATATTCTTTCTCTGTCTTTTGCTTCTACTCTTGCTGCTTTAAACTGTGGATTTCCATTGTGTGAAATTAATGCTATTTTATCGCTGGTTATAACTGTACTGCTTTGATATCCATTATCACCGTTTTCAAAAACCAATGATATTTCTGCAGGATTTTTTGTGTTTAATTTTAAAATATTATCATTTTCATGTTTACCTGCACGAATATGTACTTCATTAATTCTTAATATAACATCGGTATTAACTTTGCCTATTATCGCTACGTCTGTTTTAAGAGGAAATACGCCACTTGCATCTGGATAGGTACTAGGTGCTGGTTCTGGTACAGTAAGTCCTAAATTTGTGGTTGAAAGTGCCGTATAAATAGTATCAAAGCCTATCTTTTGTGGCTGTGATATTACACTTCCCATCCAAAATCTGCTTCGTTCTGGATATTTAATATTTTCTATGAAAATTCTTACTATTTCGCCAACTTGTGGATATAAATGAAAAAATTTAGGCAATAAAGGATAACACCAAGGTAAATTATCATTTAAAGTATTATTATCAAAACCT